GGTCAGCGATCCGAAGGTTCGTCTGCCCTGCAGCGGTGCTGCCAACGCCGGTGCCGGTTTCGATGCGGACCTTGTAGAGCGCCTGGGTGTCGAACTTCAGCGGCCCGGCCTCAAACACCATGTCGTCCCGTGATGGTGTGGCACCGGGGCGTAAGCCCTCGTACACCTTCACCTCGCCAAGATGTGCGGTGCGATCTGCGATCAGATCCGCCTGATCGGTTTCGAGGATGATGATCTCATCAATCCACCCCTGCAACCTCGGCACTGTGGATGGGCTGACGGTTGCGAGACCGTTCATGAGATCAGTGACCATCGCCATCGCGGTATGGCTGACCGTGATCCCGGCGTATTCGCGGATCAGATCACGATCATCCGGATCGGCGGCCCGCCAGAGGGGATCAAGCGCGGCGAGGGCCATGGGTAGCGGGCTGATGGTTCAGGGTTCCCGAGATCATGCCTTGGGTTTGCGGCGCACCCTGCTCCGGCGCCTGGCCGGCGGGCGATCGGAGCGGCCCGTAGCGGCGCGATAGGTGGCCATCACCTCGCGGTCATACTTCCGGCCGGTCTTGATGCCTGCCGCCACCTCAGCGACGAACTCATGCGGGTTGGTCTTGGCGTACTGGCTGACACGGCCGGCGATCTTGCGGCCGGCGGTGGTCATGCCGAGCGGCCATAGCGAAGGACCCACGTGGCGGTTCTTGGCATGCGCGACCTCATGCGCCACCAGGCCCCGGGGATCGGAGGTCGAAAGCCAACCCTTGCGCCGTAGCTCGCGTTGCTGGCGGACGGGATCAGCAAACCACTTACTTCGACTGTTGACCGATAGGCGGCTGCCCTTGCTGGTGACGTGCACCTCAGCCATGGCGCCACGGCTTGCGGTGCGAAGCGTGCGGGTATCGCGGAACTGACCGGACTTGAGCGCATCGCTGATGAAGCGATCGACGTTCTGCTTCCGGTTAGTGCCGAAGCTCGACGACTGCGGCCTGAAGCGGCCGACGGTGCCGACGGGCCGTGCGTTGGCATTCATCAGTTCACCGGGCCGGAGCCTGCTGGTGGCCTTACCGCTGCTGGCGAAGCGGCCACGCGCGTCGCGGCGATAGCGGCGGGGCATGGTATCCGGGCGGCTGGTTCAGGATTCCCGAGGGGTTAGCGGCGGCGGCCTCCGACCACTCGCTTACGCGCAGCTTCTCGTATCTGGCTTGCCCGCTGCTTCTTGCTTCCGTAAACACCTGGCATGATTCCCGCTGGATTGCGCAAGACTTCTCTGTCAACTCCCAGCGCTTTTCCGGTTCTGCGCTGCCGGTTGTAAATCGCGTTTGCAGCGCTACGAGTAATGGCGCTATTGGTTTCCATCTTTTGAGATAAATACATAGACTTCCTCGGGGCATTTGCCCGCTTTCTTCTGTCCGCAATGCCCTTAAGGGTCAGATCAACTTTCGGAACTGCCCCTTTCGCCCTCGCCTTAATCGCCCCCGGCTTCAACCCCTTCGGCTTCGCCACGGTTCCACCGGGCCTTGCCGCATTGATCCGCTTGGCTGCCGGTGCCCGCTTCGCCAACTTCGCCATGGCCTTCTCGCCCGCGACCGTCCGCGCGGCACGGCCCTTGATCACACCGCCGGCACCTGCGGCACGCATGGTCTGCGTCGCCCGCTTGTTACCGCTCGCGGTCTTCAGCCGCCCGCCTCTGGCCGTCGCACCACTGCCGCTACTGGCGAACCTGCCGCGATTGTCTCGCGCGTATCTGCGGGCCACAGAACCCCTTCGGACTTACCGTCAGGGTTCCCGACGCGGCGGCAACAGGCGATCCACCACCGTCGTCGCCTTCCCCTCGGCATCGACCTGGATCCTGTGGTAACGCCGCGGCTCGCCGTTCTTCGGCTGCAGCAACCGCCCGACGGCGGTCACTACAGGACGATCAGCCTTCATCACCCTCGCCCTCTTCGTCCTCTTCAGTCGCTGCAGCGATCAGGTTGGCCTTGAGCAGTTCCAAGGCGCCGATTGCCTCAAAGATGCTCAGCCCGCGGTCCCCACACTCTTCCACCGCCGCAGCGATCACCTCGTAGAACTCCTGAGCCATCCGTCGGATGCGACTGCCTCAAGGTTCCCTGCTCTAACCCACTGCCCGCACCCGTTCGCCCAACAGGTTCGCCAGCCAGTACCTCGACTGTGGATCCAGGCTCCGGCTCAGCAGTTGCGTCAGCTGCAACCCTTCCGCTTCCGCTAGTTCCGTCGCCACCCTCCTCAAGCCCATCCGCGCGGCATCACGATCGCGGATCTGGATGCACACCTGCAACAACAGGAAGAACTGCAATGACTCGCTAGTGGGGAGCATCCTCAGGTGATCGCATCTCATGCCACAGGTTGAACGGTGCTCTTCCGATCCGGCTGCTGGTGACGTTCCGATGGTGTGATCGTCCGTAGCGCCTTGCTCACCTCAGCTTTCACCCGCGCCTCATCCCATCCTTTCCCCTTCCGCAATTCTTCCACTGCCCTCGCCTGCGATCGTTCCCAATACTCCGCATCCAGCAGTTCGCGGCGCAATGCCGGATCCTTCTCCTCTACCGCTTCATTCGGCACACTCGCCAGACTGCAGCGGCACCGCGGGTGAGCAGTTCCCGTCACCTCGTCCACGCGATACACGTGCCCATGGCGGCTCATGCACAACGCACACGTCCGTTCATCCTTCGCGGCAATCCACCGCACATACTCGAATCCGCTTTCCTTCGCTACCCGCTTCTGTGCCTGCACATAAGCATTCGCCAGTTCACTCCTGGCGATCAACTCTGCCCGTTGCCGCAACCCAAGCCGCCTGGTGATCCCATCAGGATCCGTCGATCCACGCAGCGCATCCTCCACTGCGCTGATCATCCGCCGGTACCCATGCCCTCGCGCCGCAGCTTCGGTAACAATCTGCGTGATCTGCGATCTGAACTTCAGCGTTTCGCTCCTGATGTAAGCCGTCGTCGTCTCCGATGCCGCCCATATCGCCACCTGGTTCGGCTCTGACCATCGTTCCTGCACCGCATCACTCACCGTGCGCAACAATTCGACCGACAGTTCACCGCCGGTCGCCATCGCATCCGTCAGGTCGCGCTGGAACTGGCGCCGAAACCCATCAAGCTGTTCATCGCTCAGGTAACCCTGCGCTGCTTCCACCAGCCCTTGGAACCGTGATGCCGATTCAGCGATCGTCGCGCCCCTCACCCGACCGCCGCTGGCTGAGGTGATCGTCGGATCCAGGAAGGGCACATACCACCGCCTCAGTTCCCGCAGCATCTCGGTCAACGCACGTTCTAGCGCTGCATTCAGGTTTCGTGCCGACTGATCGGCGATAGCCTCCAACCGGTCGCCGTAGCTGTCGACCAGTCGCTGTTGCCTGGCGCCTTCACTCACTCCGCCGTCACCTCATCCGGCAACGTGTCTTCGAGGCCCATCAGCCCGGCGATCTGTTCCGTACCCGGTACCGCCGGCCGGCTTGCTTCACGCCGCGCATCCTCCTCATCCAACGCCGCAACCTCATCTTCCACCGTCCGGCCCGGCGGCAATACACCAACCCTTGCCGCCAATTCGACCACCGTTTGACGGGTGAGCAGGTTGGAGTTATACAGCCGTTCTGCAGTATCTAACGTTGCTGCCGTGACCGGCCGGTCGAACACCTCGCTGTCCAGATCAATGCCAGCACCGGCCGGTACCATCTCGCCGGTAAATTGTCCCCAGATCCGGAACAATGATTCCATCGCGGAGCTCTTCCCCTCCGCCATGCTCGTCAGACTGGCCTGAAGCTGAGCGCTCTCCAGTAGCGACTGCGTGGCGGTCTTCTCTGCTGATCCTGACAGCAGGAAGTTCATCGTCTGCCGATCGATCAGCTTCTCAATATGCACCAGGTGCTCGACGTGCTGCGCCAACGAACTGCCGGCAACCTCAGCGAAACTGAAGCTCCCGTTCTCCGGTAGGTCCAGGCCGCTGTTCGGGCCCAGGATCATCGCCGGTGTCGTCCCACCCGGTCCGGTGCCATACATGCCCTTCCGCACCGGCACCGGCATCGCGGTCTTGTGCAGCAGTTCCTTAAGATCGCTGTACTCTCGGAACCAGTCGAGGGTAAGGTTCGCGAGCGACAGCAACGGCAGGTCACCGCGGCCGAAGCCTGATCGGCTACCGGAATACCACACAACCGGTGGGTTCTCCATCGGCCTGTTCCGATAGTCGACGAACGTACCGGTCAGGTCTTCGCCGTTCTCATCCTTCGCGATCTGCGGCACCGGACCGGAATCCGTATCCTTGAATTCGATCACCTTCCATTCGCCGCGCACCATCACCCGATACCGCGGCTTGATGATCACGCCATACTCTCCCGATTCCTCTTCCGCCCATTCGAGGACACTCACCGCGACGGGCAGTTCGATCCCTTCACGTTTCTCCGTCCGCCAGTTCATCACATTCGATCGGACCGCATGCGCGAGGTAAGGCCGCCGACCGCTCGCTACCTCCTGCCCACGATCACCCGATCGCCCGCTCGGCATGTCCACCATCAGCAATCCGCCGCCATCACGCAACGTCATCGCGTCGGCGGTCATCCAATACGCTTTCAGGCTGTTGCCGTCTGCATCGATGCTTGACTGGTTCTCAATGATCAGACTTGGCGCATCACGTAACTCAAACCGCGACAGTGCACCGGCGTAAGCGACGATCGCATCACGGAAAAATGATGGATAGCTACTGCGCAGCAGCCTATTTTCGTACGCCTTCGCCGGTTCCTTCGTCTCCTTCGGCAAGTAGGGCCCCTTACCATTCCGCAGCAGTTCCCAGCAGTCGCGCACTACCTGCAGCTCTGCACTCGCATCAGCGAGCGCCGGATGGACGAACGATGGCAGCGATGCGTCGTTAACTGGATGCGAAATCGTCTGCACGTTCCCCTGTTACCCCGGCCAGTACCTGGTTCAGGGTTCCCCTGCCTCTTCCGCCGGCTCGATCACCATTGAAAACAGGTCGCACTGGATCGCGGCTGCTGTCAACTGATCCGGGCCACGATCGCTCACCACCGTCGGCCGCCTGGTCCGACGCGCCGTCGGTGTAGCGAGCACCTCGAAGCCCAACGGCATCCGTTCCAGCCCGCCGCGGGCATGTTGCCCGACCAATGCCCGCACCTTGTTTCGCAACTGCTGCAGCGGGCCGTGAGGGATGGGGATCCGTCGGGTGTTGGTCCAGAACTCTTCGATCGCCTCACGGTCCGATCGATGCAGCTTCAAATATGCCTCCTCCAGCACCGCCCACGCATGCTGTTCCCGCCGTTCGCCTTCCTCATCTTCCTCGCGCTGGAGCAGCTGCTCTTCCGTTCGATCGATCACCGGCTCATAGTCGAGCTCCACGGTGGGTTTCATCGACCCCAGGATCTCCGCTACATCCGCGACCGTGACCGCCTTCCCGTCCGCCGTCAGCTGCTCACAGATCTGCTCATGGCTCTGCCCCTGCTGCGACAGCCGCCGCACCTTCGGACCTAGTTCCCGCCAGCAATGGGGGAACTTGATGGCGAACACCTTATCCCGCACGTACTGGAGCATCGCGCCGCGGATGTACGGCACGGCGAACGATGAGAGGGCATAGGGTCTGCCGGTATGCGGGTTGATCCGCTCGGCATCAAACAACCGGCAGGCCTTGAGCAGCCCGACCCATGCGGCAGTCTCAAGATCCGCCACCGGCATCTGCATGTTGCGGGCGTAACGGTTGGCGCAGTCCATCGCCAGCAACCGGTTCTCCACCGCCAACTGCTCGCTGGTTGCGGTAGGCGGCGGGAACTGCCCCAGCTTCGCTAGGTCGTCGGCGGTCGGCTGGCGACGTTGCCGCGGCCGCTTGGCGGTGGTAGTGGCCATGGGTCGCTCAGTAGATGGAGGACTCGTCGTCGTCATCGCCGACGGCATAGTCGCCAGCGCTGTAGCCGTAGCTGACGGTGGTGACGCGCATCGGGCCGGTGCCGGCGACGTAGTTCAGGGCCTGCGTCGTACTGTCCACCAGGTCGTCGTATGTGTCGGCCGGGAACTTCAGCAGCTGGCTCGTGTATTCCTGCAGCCATGACGCATGGCGCGGGAAGAACACACGGCCGTTCTTGAACTCAACACTCGCTGCATTCGCCCTCGCTTCCTTCCCGCCCAACGGGTTGACGGCATGGATTATGAAGCCGACCGCTGCACGTTTCAATGAAGAGATGACGGCGGAACCGTTCGCCTTGTCTTCAATCAACGCCTCGCCATACTTCCACGCCGGCTGCATCGCCAGCATCATGTCCATCGTTGCGGGGAAATCCATCCGCCGGTTGATGATGTCCAGCAACCACATGCCCTGGTGGTTCTGACCCCATAGGGTGAAGGCAACCATGTCGCTGCCGGCGCTGTCTTTGAACGTGCAGTCGACCGACACGATCCGCCGCACGAACTGTTCCGGCAGCAGCAGGTCCCCATCATGCCCGGGTCGACCCTCGGTGCCGTAGTACCGGAACGTGCTCGCCACGAACACCGTGCCATCACCGGCACTCGGCCGCTGCATGTAGAGCGCTTCCCAGTCGCGGTCCGGCGTGTTCAACCGCTTCTTCCGCGCCCATTCCTCGTCGTAGCGCGTCGGGTCGAGCGCTTCGCCTGGTTGCCGTCGGTCTGCCTCACGGCTCACCAGCCGCGGCAATGGCTTCAGGATCGGCTCCGCGATGATCGGCATGCTGATCACATGCCACGGTTCCGCCGCATCGCCGTGGCCTTCCTTGTCCAGTTCCTCGACCTGCTGCAGTAGCCAGCCGATCAGATCCGCCTCGCTCCAGCGGGTGTGAGTGATGAGCTTGATGCCGCCAGGTTCTTCGCGGGTGTTGAGGACCGTTGACCACCAGTTGCAAAGCCGGCGGCGATACGCGGCGCTCTCGGCTTCCTCGCGGCCCTTGATCGGATCATCGACGCCCAGGAAATCAGCCGGCAGGCCGGTGCCGTAGCCGACGCCAGCGGCCCACATCCCGCCGAGGCCGGTGCTCGTCTTCCATCGATCCTTACCCATGCTTGAGGTGCTGAGCGCACCACCGGCCGCGACGAAGTAGTTCCGCGCAGCCTCTGAGAACTCAGCCGCCAGGGTCTGGGTGTGGGCGCCAAGGCCGAAGGTTTTCGATGGGTTCCGCCGGACGAAGTATCCAGGCAGGAAGCGACTAAACACCGTCGACTTGAAATGCCGCGGCGGCAGTTCCACCATCACCCGGGGGAGGTGGCCGTCGACGATCTGCTGGCCGATGTCCACCAGCCGCGTGGTGTGCCGTGTCCACGGGAACGATGGGCAGACGGCGGAGATGTAGTCGCCGAAGCTGGCGGTGTAGTCGGTGACGATGGGGCTGGTCTGCCTGATGGCGAACCTTTG